AGGCCCACTCAAAAAACCAAACGGCAAGCCTACAAGAAAGGCACTTGCCTTACGTAGGTGGAAATGCTAATGGCTAGAACATTTAGACTTAATGAAAAGACTGGCCGTATTGAGCATATGGACAGGAACGGAAGTAAGATTGCACAGGATATCACACCTAGAAATCTGAAAAACCTAAATAAAAGAGTCAACTCTGACGACTTTACTGGTGGTGCTAAACTAGATAAAGCCATTGAAGAGCAGAGAAGACTTAAAAAGCTGATGAAAAACAAAAAAGGTCAAGCGTGATGGCAGAAACATATGGAATAGATGGCAGCAAGAAGATTACTAAAGGAAATAAAAAACCTAGAAATATTCTTTTAGATCCCATTAGAAAAAGGCTGCTCAATCAGGACAATAAAGCACCAGCTTCTAAA